TATTCTTTGAATTTCTTTCCTTCTTCTGTTTCAAGCTGTGCATCTGTTGAGCCCGGAATGTTAGCAATTATTTCACTAAATTCTTTTCTTAATGCATCGAAATCAAGCTGTGAAGTAGTATCTAAGTGAAGGTTCTCTCTCTTATCGGTAAAGAGTTCTTTTCCTTCCTCTTCCATTTGTTTATCTATTGCATCTCCAATAGCTTTAACAAGATTGTCATAGCTTAATTCAATGTAATCCGGCGTATATTTAAAACGAGAACCGGCTTCATATCTTGAAGTTCCTCTCATAAACATTACTACACGCTCTTTACCAGCTTCGTCCGGAATAGAACGAGTATAACCAATGATGTCACACATTCTTGCAAGAACATTATTTGCTCTCTTATCAAGAGTAGGAACTATTTTATTGAATTCAGTTCCACCTTCATTCTTGAAAGTCTTATCAGTTTCATGAGATATAACTACTAAGCCATATCCTAACTGAACTATTTTACGGAGGCATTCATCAAATTCCTTTTCAACCATTCCATAACCTTTACCAAAAGGAATATCTGAAAGAGAATCAACTCCAGTGCCACCACCTTGCTCCTTAGTTCTTGGAGCATTATCACAAATATATTTTACACAATAGTCATAAGCAATATCTGCTGTATCTATTATAATAGTTTCAAACTTCTCTTTTGCTGCAGGTTCTTTAAGCTGGCGGAGAACCTGTCTGAACTCTGACCATGAGTTAATAGGTAATGCCATAGCACCCGGAATAGCAGAGTAACCTTTTTCAAATGCAAGAAGAAAGTGTTTAGGAAATTTTACTGCGGTTGTTGTTTTACCTGTTTTCCATCCACCATACATAAAAACTGAATATCCGCGCATATCACGACTAACTTGGTGAGGCGCTACACTTAAAATATCTATACTAGCCATTTTTTATCTTTTCTCCTTATTTCTAAATTTCCAAAACAAAAAAACCAAAACACCCTTTGGAACCGCTGGGCACGACCGTCTTCCGCCCAGTCACTTTGTTCTCAAATAACTAAAAGAATGGGTCATTAATTTTAGGTAAAAAATATTGGGGAGTAAATTGCACTCCCCAATATCTCATTATCAGAAATTAAATCCACCCTCAGCTGCAGGAGCTGCTGTATTTCCAAAAGGAAGCTCTTCCTTAGCTGCAGCGTTCTTGCTTGCTGCCCACTCGTCTGCTCTCTTCTTAACATCTGCAAGATAAACTTCTCTATCTGCAAGAGCTTTCTTGATTTCCTCTGCGGTTACACCATCCTTTTCGTCACCGATAGGATAAACTGCCTCAGCCTTAGAAGTTCCGGTAACAACCCATTCCTTTGTTGTTCTGGTATATTCCTTTACAACCGGCTCTCCAAATGCTGACTCCTCTTCCTTTCTAGTCACGATTGTGGTGCTAACGATTGTCCCCCAAACCTTTGTGAATGTAGGATTGCTAGAAGAAGCATCAAGTGACTCGAAGTACTTAATACCACCCGCACTCTTCACTACAAACTCAACCGGCTTAATAGCACCCCTGAAGTCGAACACCGCACCCTTAATTACAAGATAATCAGCGGGAATATTCTTCTCCTCATCTGCCTCAACAACCTTAGTTCCATTGATAATCATATCAACTTCAAATTTATCTCTCTCTTCCGGAAGAGTTGCTACCTTACTAACAAATCCGCCCTCGCAGCGCTTTGCAGATACAAGAACCTCTTCACCATTTCTGGAAGTATAGAAATCGTTAAGGTCAAGTGCTGTGTCAACCTTTACGCAAGTAGCCTCATCCTTACCATCAGCTACTACTGTCTTACCATTATCAATTATATCTTTAAGAACTCCAAATGTTGCATTTTTCTTGCCTGCCTTAGTTGTAGCAGTCACATAAGTAAAGTGAACCTGAACAATGTTCAGACATTCATCATCGGTTGCAATATCGAGAGTTCCATTAATAAACTCTGTACCATAGCTCTCCTTACTCTGATCTTGAACAGTCTTGAGAGCAATGTTTGACTCATAAACTCTACCAGCTAATGTAACCTTATTTAATGTTTTTCTCATTTTTCAATTCTCCTTATTATTTTTAAATTTTATCTTATATATTATATTATATCATATTTTTTCTAAAATGTCAAACGATCTCCACCTCTTCGCCAGCTTTTGTGAGCGCATAAACAACAGGAGAGGTACCAATCTTTTCAACATATCCATCTGTTACTAACTTTCTTAAAGCGCCAGACGCGGTTCTTGAAGAAATACCAAGACCCTCACCAATTTCCTTTGCCTTGAAGAGGTTGTTGTACTGTTCCTTTGTATCTCTGATATACTGAAGGATCAGCTTACCATTATCTGTGAACTGCGGTTTGTCATTTCCGCCACTTACCTGAAGACCATTCCAGAAATCAAGAGCGTCCTCTGATAAGTAATTTTCGGGGGCATCCTGTAACAGGGCTGTAATCTCATTGATAAATACTTCTTTTTTAGTCATTTTTTCATCTCCATTAAATTGATATTTTATTTTTCATTTCTATATATATTATAACATAATTTTTATTTATTGTCAAATATTTCATTTTCATAGAAAAGAAGTTCATCTGCATAAGGTAGTGTACGACACCAATCTATAAACTGATGCCATTCTGTGAGCTTATGCCCCTGACGCCAACGAATAATATTGCGGAGGACGGCATAATCCGCTGTCCAAGTTCTAGTCTGCTTCCAACCTTCCGGAAGCCAACGTATTAACTCTTTCCAATATCTCTTGTCTTTTGTTTCAAGATATTTTCTACGGAGTGACTCAAGCATACCTATCCAAGTTTCTAAAAAATACGCATTTGTTTCATTTGTTCCGATATAATCTCCAAGTCTACATTCATAAGGCCACTCTGTATCTCCACTATCGTCCATTCCTTCTTCAAAAATTAAATCCGGATTGTAATCATCTATTTCAAAACAATCAAGAGTAATAGGAGTAGATGCTAATTTGTGCATTGTTGAAGTGGAGTTAGCTGTAGTTCCAACTTTATAAGTGTCCATTTCGACCCACCAATACCTAGGTGCTGTAATATCAACACTAACGAAAATTTGTCGAAGAAATTTATCATTAGGACTTCCCGCCTTAATCATTCTTTGTGCAAGATCAAGATCATTTTTACCTATATAGGCATATTCTCCAGCATATTTTCCAAAACGAAGTTCTCCATTTTTAATAAGCCACTCATCTATTTTATCCCAGTTTTCATCTTCATGCCCATCAGAACAATAGCTATATGCCACTTCATTTCTGCAGCTTTCAAGCCAAGCATCGCAATCGCCTATGCCAAAATCACTATCGCTGCGGGCATAGCTTTCCATAGGATGTCTCAATCCACGGAAAGCATTTTCCCAGTTCCCTGTCCAACTATCCTTAAATTTCATAAATAAAACTCCTTTAAAATTTTATCTACAAAGCCTTTTTCAACGCCTTCTTCAGAAGTATACCAAATATCATCTTTTTTAATATCTTTATATTCTTCTTCTGTAATATTAGTATTAGAAATAGTAATATCTTTTAACATATCTAATTCTTTTTTATAAAAAGCTGCATAATTAGCAAACTGCCCTGCAGTTCCTCCAGTTTCTGTTGCACCTTCATGGAATAAAAAAGAAGTGTGCGGATAAGCATATCTTTTTGGGCAAGAAATAAAAATAAAAAATCCTCCACTATATGCTCTATTCAAAGCAATTCCAATAATAGGAGTTTTACTCATTTTAATTGCGTCTATAATTAAAAATGTATCATTAAGACTTCCACCATAAGAATCAATATAAATTTTAATTGGTTTTCTTTCATTTACTGGAATTTTATTTTTTTCATCTTCCGCGTTCCAAAAACGAATATAGCCTTCTATACTAGTTCCAGTTCCTACTTCTATATTAAAAATATAAATTTCTCTATTTAATGCTCCATCTAAATTAACAAGATCATCAAAATTTTTAATATCTCCTTTTACATTAGCGGTCATTGCATCAAATAAATTATCCAAATCGAAATCTAATTTATTTTTCTGTTTTTTTACCATGGGATAAATTCTCCTTTTATTTTGATATGCCACGATTATTATTAAAACCATAATCATAAGATTTATATAATTGAATATAATATTTTTCTTTTTCATTTAATTGCGCGGTTGGACATTCTTCTAATATTTCAAAAGAAAAGTTCCATAATCCATCTTCAATCATTGCTTTATAAAGTTTATTAGATGCGGGGGTGTCTATTCCCAATCCACATTTTGCATGGTCTTTCCATCTTCTGGCTAAATCGCATGTTCTTGACTATTTCTTACTATGTAAAATGTTTTACATAGGAAACCGTTTCGGCATTTAAAGTACTTCGTTTCCTAAAATACTGCTACGTACTAATAGTAGCCCTACTCCCCCGCCCAGAAGGCCTAGGGGATAGTCGATACAGGTTATTTGATTAATTTTTTCTTGCTGGATAATCATAATCTTTAATCAAATTTTCCCACGAGATTATAATTATTTTCAATAATTCCTTCCTCGTTAGCCATATTAATTATATGACCCCTAGTAGTCGCTAGGAAAAGTTTTTCACCGGCCGATAGCTGACCGCTTGACCTATATAACACATATTATCTTTTTGATTTGTAATTTTATAAATACCACTTTTAACAGTAGTACCAATTACATTATTACATAAAGCTGTCATAGGTTTTTGAAAATAAGTAGACCATATAAGCATACTTAAAATTCTTGGATTATGTAGTTGATTTTTCATACGTTCAAGAATTTTAATATCATCTAAATCATTCTGATTTATTTGAATACAATAGAAAGATAATTGTTCTTTAATTTCTTTTTCTTTTAATTGTGCTTGAAGTGCGGCGGTGCGGGTAGCTTCTATTCTAGCCAATTCTTCTTCCGCCACTTCTTTTCTTTTTAAAAGTTCTTGCTGAATTGTTAAATAAGATTCTTTTAAAATTTCTTCATTTTGAGCATATTCATCTTCCGCCTTCTTATATTGCTCTTGTAATATAGAACAATAATTTTCAAATGCTTTTTTTGAAAGTTTTTCTTTATCATTAATTACTGCTTCTGTTTCTTGATGTAATTCTTTTAACTTTTGTTCTGCATTTGAGATATTAACTGCGGCAACTGCATATTCATTCTGTGCTTGATTTAAGCTGTTTTTTGTTTTATTTAATATTTCAGTTATTTTTTCATTTTCTTTTTGTAATTGATTATTTTTATAAATTATTTCTTCGTCTATCTCATTTATATTTTTTATTTTATATAAGGCAAAACAGCTTATAAATAAACTAATAATTATTAAAAATATAGATAAGATTAACATTTTTTCTCCTTGTAAAAAAGGAGAGAGCAAATAACTCTCTCCTTTATTTTACATTATTACTTGTATACTTGTATTTTACTCAGCCTTAGCTGCTTTTGCTGCCTTCTCCTCAGCATCAACTACGAGAGCTGCATCATGATCATACTCTCTACCTGCCGGTGTAAGCTGAATTAACTTAACAGGCGTATGCTTTACATTACCATCTTCATCAGTAATCTCAATCTCAGCTTCAACTCTCTGTGCTAAATTCTTATTACGAATAAGACCAGATGTAATAACTCCATCTACAGATTTCTTCTCCATTCCCAGCTCTTTTGCGATGTCTGCTGAAGTTACATTTCTTCCCTCTGCATCACAATCCTTTAAGAAATTCCATACTACTAAACTTTTTTCACTTAATGCTTTCATTTTGTTTTCTCCTTTTTAATTAAATATTATTTTATATTTATATTATATCAAAAAATTTTTATTTTGTCAAATATTTTAAATAATTATTTTAGACTTCTATTCTTTGATATATTATCATTTTTATTAGGTAATTAATTCCTTACCTTTTATATAAATATTATATCAAAAATTTTCAACTTTGTCAAGTTTTTATGAAAATTTTTTAAAATTTTTTGGTTTTATTCTGCATTATTACTTAATAATTGTGCTAATTCTTCTTCCGTTATAACTGGTATACCTAACTTCTTTGCATCAGCACTTTTGCCTGTTGTACTATTCTTATCATTACAAACTAAATAATTAGTCTTTGAAGAAACTGAACCAGTCACTTTTCCACCGCTTTTCTCAATATCTATCTTTATATCATCTCTTTTGCGAGATAGTTTACCTGTAATAACAAAAATTAAACCTTTTACTTTTTCGTTTATTTCTTCATTATTTTTTTCTTCATTAGAAAAAGTTAAAAATTTGACTACTTCATCAGCTTCACTATAATCAAAACTATTAATAGCTTTATTTATTTCTGGACCAAATCCTTCAAACTCTGTCCAGTCTCCCCCAATCGCCTCTTTAAATTCGTTCCAAGTGGAATAGTATTTAACAATTTCTTTAGCTATTGTTCTTCCAACGAGAGGAATGCCGATTGCAGAAATAAATGCGTCGAGTTGTACCCCACTGCGCGAGGAATTAATAGCGTCAAGGATTTTTCTGACAGAAGTTTCTCCAAAACCTGTTTTTGAAATCCATTCAGTTTTATACCTGTCAAGTTTATAAATGTCTCTAATTCCATTAATCCACCCCCAATCTATAAGTTTCTCAATCGTTTTTCTTGAAAGACCTTTAATATCTAGTCCTTTCTTCCCACAATAATAATCAATTCTTTGTGCTAATCGGCAACTGCAATTCTCATTTGGACAATATAAATTTTTTATTCCATTATCTGAAATTTTAATTATTAATTGGGTATTACAAACAGGACAATTTTTTAATAAATCAATATATTGTTTTTTATTCATTCAATAAATCTCCAAATAAGTTTTTCATTATTTTCTGTTTTTCCAGCTGATTTACATCTACCATGACAACATCTTCCTATATTTGAAGCACAAACTCCAGTTTGTTCACTTGCTTCTTTTATACTATTATAAATAATATTAGTTGTTATACATATAACTTTTTTCTTATTATTTTCAGCCATTTTTTTAGCATTGGCGATGCATTCTTCCTTATGTTCTTGTTTCCATTTTCTGCCTAATTCAATTAAATTTTCAGTTTGTTGTTTTGCTTTTTCTGGATTATTTATTCTCCATTCATTAGCTTTTTGATGTAAATTTTTAATTCTTTCTTTTTCTTTTTCTGGATTTTCTTGTCTCCATTTTTTAGCTGCTTCTGCAGCAAGAGGCTGAATTTTTTTTATATGTTCTTGCATTTTATCAGGATTATTTTTCCAATAATTTTGACAGGCGGTAAATCCTCCATCGCCGCCTTCTGTTAAATTAAATCCTAATCCTTCAAAAGTATTATAATATTTTATCCAAAATTTTTCTCTATTATCAAGATTTTCAATATTAATATTTTCTTCTAAAATAATAAAATTAAAATCTTGATAATGTTTTCTTAATAAATTATGAAATCTTAAATTTACCCTATTTTCTTGTAAATGTTCTTTTTTTCTTTTTTCAATATTAGTTGTTTGTCCTATATACTTTTCTCCATTTGGAAGATAAGTATAACAATAAATATATCCTTTTTTATTATTCATTATTTATTCCTCCTTTATTATAATATAAATATTATAAAAGAAGAATTATATATTTTTGACCGAAATTTTGGGTTAGTTTTAAAAATATGTTAAACGCATTGCTGTTGCTAAAAATTCAGCTTTTTGTTTATTAAAACTATAAAATTTAGCACCAGTTGACTCATAATACCATGGAGCTATGTAATATTCTTCATATGTTCCATTATGATCTGTCCATTGAATTGTTAGCGGCTCTCCATTTTTATCAATTTTATAAAATTTAGCTGGCAATATTCCCCATTTAGCCCATAAACATATAATATAAATTTCTTTAGCTTTTTTATATTTATGTTCTAAAAATTTTTGTTTAATTTTCCA